GAGTGAGAAAATGGCAAAAACGTATAATCGTCTGGAAATTGATGTGAACAAAAAGCCGAACAGCATTGGGATTCGCCCTGTGCAGAATGATACAAAATCCAGATATCTGGATGTATGCCTGTATGAAAACGGTGTGCCAATCAATCTGACGGGCGAGCAGGTGCGTATCACATTCAGAAAGGCGGATGGCAGCACATTTTTCAACCAAGGGGAAGTGACGGATGCGACCGCAGGCAGATGCCAATTTGCCTTGACGAATGAAATTCTTTCGGAGGCAAAGGCGGTCGAGTCACAGATTTCTGTATGGAATGCAGGCGGTCAGATTTTGTCTACGCAGGTGTTTGAAATCTATGTAACGGCGGCAATTCCTTGGACGGATGCGGTAGAAAGCGAAAACGAATACGGCGTTCTGGTGGTGCTGTTTCAGGAAATTCAAGACGCACTGGATACCATGCACAAGATTGCCGCAGCATTCGGCGAGCCTGGGGACAAGGCGGCAGAGTACGGCGTGGATACATTCTGGGGGATTTTGGAAATGCTTGCACAGCGTGGGGATGTGGAGAGTGCGCTGGAGAAAAAGATTAAAGCCTATTTGAATAGTACGATTGGGACAAGTGGGTTTCAGTCGTTGGATAAAATGCTCCCCGCAAAGAGTGGTACGCAGACCTTTACCGAAAATGGCACGTTTACCGTTCCCGATGGCGTAACGAAAATTTGGATTACTGCCTGTGCAGGTGGGCAGGGAGGCACCAGATATAGTAATGGTGGTTCTTATTGTTACGGCGGAAAAGGAGGCGATGGTGGCGAGTGCATCATAAGGGAGCCGTATTCTGTTTCAGCAGGACAAACAATAAGCATTACTGTTGGCAACGGTGGTAGTGCAGGTTCAAATGGCACACCTACAATTATCGGAAACCTCGTTACACTCCGAGGTGGAGGTACTACAACAGGGCTTGTTGGTGCTGGTGTTGGTGGTGAAGGAGGATTCTATTACAGTGGCTCCTCCGGTAATCGTGGGGCTGAATATGGACTAGATGGAGTTAGAGGTAATGGAGGTACAGTAGCGGATAGATCGGTAAGAAGTTCCCCAAATGGTGGCGGCGGCGGCGGTTCTTATGGCTGCGGAGGAAATGGTGCTGATTCTTCAAAGGAGGCATCTCAATTTCCGCCAGGTTATGGTGGTGGCGGTGGCGGCGGTAGTTATAATTATACTGGTGCATCTGCTGGCGGCGATGGCATCGTCATCATCGAATGGTGAGGTGAGAATATGAAAACTTACGCAATGATTTTACAAAACAGAGTGATTGACGTTCTGAAAGACCAAGAAACAGAACCCTACTATCCACCCGACCCATCGGGCAACCCTGTGACTGCTATTCCTTGTGACGATACCGTTACCCTTGGCATGATTTATGATTCTGAAACAGGTACATTTTCGGAATACACACCACCTGAACCGGAACCCATCCCCGAACCACAACTGACCGAGACAGAACAGGCAATTTTAGACACAGCAATCAATGTAGACTATTTGGTCTGCATGAAGGAATTAGAGATTTGAAGGGAGTAGATATTTATGACATACGCAAGACTGAAAAAACTGATTAGCAGAGGTGCATACGACAAAGAGGACATGCTGAACAAATTAGATGTGTTCCTCATGGCGAACAGAATCACGGAGGAGCAGTATCAGGAATTGGTTGGTATGATGGAGTGATGTTATGATTACCATTCACGAAAAAACAGCAAAGACATTTGACACATTCGGGCTGGGGGCGTTGGTTCCCAGCCATTGTGTTGTGGAGGAAGAATTGAACGGGGCGTATGAGTTGGAGCTGAAGCACCCCTATGACGATGGCGGCAAGTGGAAACGCATTGAACGGGGGCGGATTCTCTACGCATCCACGCCAAGAGGGATGCAGCCGTTCCGCATTTACTACGTCAAACCAACCATGAAGGAAATTGCGGTCAACGCACGGCATATTTTTTATGATTTACTGGACAACCAGTGCGAACCAATCAGCCACAGCGGCACGGCAGGAGCGGCACTGACAGCTTTACAGGCGGCGTTTGCCTATCCCATGCCCTTTTCCTTTGATACGGATATTTCGCTGACAGGGACGCTCACAACAGGGCGCATGAATCCCGTACAGGCGTTACTGTCGGACGATGACGAAGCAACCTCGTTTGTCAAGGGCTACGGCGGCGAGCTGCTGCGGGATGGCTTTCGGGTGTCCGTCAAGTCGGCATTGGGGCAGGACAGGGGCGTTTCCATCCGCTACGGCAAAAACCTTGTCGGGCTTGAGGTCACAGAGGATGAATCGGAGGTCAAAACACGCATTGTCTGCTACGGCAAGAACGGCAGTGTAACGCTTGAAAGCCCACATATCCATGATTATATCTACCCGAAAATCCACACGCTGACAGAGGAAAACAAGGACATTTCCGAGGTGCAGGCGGAGGGACAAGAACTGTTGGATGGGGGTTGCGATATTCCAAGCATCAATATCAAGGTGGACTTTGTGGCACTGGAAAAGACGGTGGAATATCGGGAGTATGCCGTTCTGGAGGAGGTCTTTCTGGGGGATATGGCAACGGTTATCAATACCAAAATGGGATTTCGGAAACAGGCGAAGGTTATATCGTATGAATGGGATTGCCTTCTGGAGCAGTACAACGATGTGGAGCTGGGGGATTTCATTCCCACGCTTGCGGCATCCGTTACCAGTGGCGTGAAAAGCGGTTCGCTTGCGTCCTCTGCGTACATCAATGCGGCATCGGTTATGACACTGCTCCAACAGCATTTGAATGATTTTAACAATCCGCACCATGTCACAGCGGCACAGGTGCAGAGTTAAGGGGAGGGATGGTTTATGGAAAACATTGAAAAAATGGTGCAGGAGGCACTGGATAGCACGAAATCCGCACACAAGCGCATTGACCGCATGGAGAAGCGGCAGGACAATTTGGAGGAACTGACAAATGCGTTTTCGGTTCTGCAAAATGAGCAGGAGCATATCAAAACGGATGTCGGAGAAATCAAGGACGATGTGAAGCAGCTGGTTTCCAAGCCGGCAAAGCGTTGGGATGGGCTGATTGATAAGGCTATCGCTGTGGTTGTCGGTGCGGCTATCGGGTTTCTGCTGAACGGTGGCGGTTTTTGATGAAAAAACGCAGACGGATTCGTTTTAAAATCAATAACGATACCATGACAACGATTGTGGTTTTGTCCCTGTCGTTTTGTGTGTGCGTTGTTATCGTGGGTATTATTTTGGCGTGTTTCTGCGTTGACATTTCGTCCATCGTATCGTCTGCGCTGTTGCTGTTCGGCACGGAATTGGGTATCTGCGGTCTGATGAAGCTGTACGATAAAGGCGTGGAGCAGGCAGAACGCAGGGCGGAGGAACGCAGGAAAAGAAGAATGAGCGTAAAGCAAGCGGAATGGGAGTACAAGGAGGAATTGAGAGAAAATGAAAATGAATGAAGCGGCAAAAATCACAGTTCAGAATCTGCTGACAGTGAAATCCATCGTAACGATTATGCTTACGGTGGTTTTTTCGTATCTGGCAGTAGTGGGGCGTATCAGCGGAGAACAGTTTTTGACGATTTTCTCTGTGGTGGTGGCGTTCTACTTTGGGACACAGTATCAGAAGGGGAAGGAAGGTGTAGAGGAGGGGGAATGAAAAAAGACCGCGAGGGGCGGTCTTAAGAATCAGATTCAGAATCACGTTGCATGGTTTCGTTGATAGCACGATTGATAAAAGCATTGGTGCTTTCTCCGCGCTCTTCAGCGTGATTTTGAATAACTTCCTTTTTGCCTTTCGGCATTGTTAAATTGATGCGGTCATAGGCTTTGGCATTGTACTTGTTTTTTACCGCGCTTGATGTTTTACCCATTTTGCATACCTCCTTAATACTATTATATCGTATTATGAAATACTTACACAAGTATGCAATTCGTACAAATAATAATATACTTGCGCAAGTATATTTTGTTTAAGTTGTCAATTTACATACTTATGCAAGTATGATAAGATAGTATCAGAAAGGAGGTAAGAAAGTGAGCAAGCAAAAGAAAAGCGGCAAGGTTACAAAGCAATCCGAAAGCAAAATCAACCTCACCGCCGCAATATTAAACCTCATAACAGCGATACTTATCTTGATAGATAAGCTGACTGGTTAGAGGAAAGGGGAGGAAAACCTCCCCTCATAATAAAAATAGCAGAAGGAATGAGAGGTGTCAAGACATGAATACATTGATTTATATTTTGCTGGCGGTGAGTATTG